TTCCGGTTCCGGTTACGGTTCCGGTGACGGTTCCGGTTCCGGTTACGGTAACGGTTGCGGTTACGGATCAGGAATCGGTGACGGTTACGGTTCCGGTTCCGGTTCCGGTTCCGGTGACGGTTACGGTTACGGTGACGGTTCCGGTTACGGTAACGGTTACGGTGACGGTTCCGGTTACGGTAACGGTTGCGGTTACGGATCAGGAATCGGTGACGGTTACGGTTCCGGTTCCGGTTCCGGTGACGGTTACGGTTACGGTGACGGTTCCGGTTACGGTAACGGTTACGGTGACGGTTCCGGTTACGGTAACGGTTGCGGTTACGGATCAGGAATCGGTGACGGTTACGGTTCCGGTTACGTGTGATGAAAGAAACGATTGAATTGACACAGCATCCAATGCTTAAATTTGTGGATGAAACTAATTTCAAGGCCGCCGATCTCTTATTATGGCGGCAAGCAAAGAATGGCGCATAATATAGTCCCCCTAATCCCACAGCATACGGTTTACGTGGAACCATTTGCTGGAGGAGCTGCCGTTTTATTTAAAAAACCATGGCCCAAAGTTACAAACACTCACAATTATAGGGAGGTTATAAACGATAACAAAATAGATCTCATAAATTTCTACCGCACGTTAAGGGACCCAGTTCTAGGGCCAAAACTTTGTGACAGACTTGCTTTGACTACGTACTCAAGAGCTGTACACAAAACTAGAAAGCAAGATTTTTTAGACCCAGTTGAAAGAGCCGCATCTTTTTATTGTGACATTCAAATGTCATTTGCTAATGTCCAGGGTGCTGGATGGCGCACCGGGGTGTTTGGTGTAAATCATGCGGCTACTTGGGCTAATAAAGTTTCAAATCTTTCAGAATACATAGACAGAATGTCATCAATCCACATTGAATGTGATGACGCCATATCAGTTATAAAACGATGGGATTCACCGCAAACATTTTTCTATTGTGATCCACCATACCCAAACGCACATCAAGGCCACTATAAGGGATACACACAAGAAGATTTTAATTTACTAATCGAAACGCTAAACGATGCTCAGGGCTCTTTTCTTTTGTCCAATTATAATCAGCCGGGCGTTCCCGATACATGGGAGCGCTTCGAGTTTGCTTCTAGAGCTACATCAAAAAAATGCGGATCAATTGCAACTAGAGGAAAAAAGGCGGTAAGGCTAAAATCTGAACGTGTTGAGATATTATGGCGCAGATTCAATAAATACCCAGTACGTCCAGAAATTCAAAAACTGTATGACTCAGGTGCATTTGATTGCTTTGCTAAGTCCGGACTAAAATCTGTGTATGACACACAAATGAAATTTCCAGCTGAATTTTGAACTACTTAACAGCCGCTTTAATTTTAGCGACTTGAGCACCCGTGAGAACGCCGACATATTTTGCGATCGGGACACCTGGGTCTGTCGCTTTCATGTCAAAAAGAAAAATCGTTGGAGCCGCTCTCAGCCCTAAAGCCACGGTCTGTTTGCTCGCAACATCGTGCCCTACTCTGTGTTTGAACCACTCAGGATGTGACTTTATATATTGCTGATTTTCAGACTTGGTATGTTTAAACAGAATCACACTTGCAGAAGTAGTTGCTTCGATTTCATCGGCAAGTTTCGCGAAGATGGGGAAATTCACAACACAGGCTGGGCACGTTATAAATGAAACCTCAACCAGTGAAAATCTTTTGTCTTTCTCGGCGGTAATCACACAATCGGGGTTTACCCCCCCCTCTACTTCAATCTTCACGCACTGTTTAAGGTCAGGCCATTCACCAGAATCCGGGGGGTCAATTGGCTCACTCGGTGGATCGATTTCGTCATCAGCGGGTTCTCGTTTGTCATAAATGCTTGAGCCGCATCCAACCGATAAAAGCAACATTAGAATTAAAAGCTTCATATGCACACCCCGTTTAATAAAGTTTAGATGTGTTTTAGATGTGACTCAAGAAAAAGTTTATCCGGAGACTTCTGTTGTTCAATCCTTTTTAATTGGTGCGCCGGTACGCCTTGCAATCTCCCTGAGGTATCTGGTGTGTCTACGCTCGGCATCCCTTGACCTTGGAGGCTTTCCATAATTTCCAAGCGGAGAGCACGATCTAGAACAGTACGCCATTTCTCCCCTCGCCTCTCCTTCACACCCTGGCTTTTTACATTTTCTAACAGACGCGATCACTCGGCAACCTTACAATTAATATTAATTCCACACACCCCTGCTTGGTTTGTAGAAATGAAATCAGTTAAAAATTCAAATGACTGTTCAGTATCTAGGCGAACTTCATAGCTTGTGCTTCCGTTGCCTTTACTATGAACACCAATAAGCAAATGGGGTAGACCGGATAAGAACGTAGGCCCCCCGCTGTCACCCTGGCAAATTGCCGAACGTCCATTTGTGGTAAATTCTAAATTAGAATTAGAATACCCCGTTGAGTCTGCGAATCCCATGCGGAGCACACCGTAACCAACGCTCGAACTCCATTTGGTACAGCCGTACCCGACAAGATCAACTGGGACCATGGTACCAATATTTGTAAAATCAATATGTGCAAGTCTTGATGGATGAATCAAAACCGGATCAGATATTAAGCCTAGAGCCATGTCATGACCGCTGCCCCCCCCGCGATGATAAGGAGATCTCGTCAGTTTAACTGCGTATGATTTACCGTCTAGCGTGAAAGACGTATTAATATTCACGGCGCAGTGAGCGGCTGTAACTAAAACTTGTGGACCGACAACCGTTGCGCTACATCCAGACGATTTAAGAAGTACAACTTCTTTATATTCTTCTGGGTTGGCCAGTTCGCCGCTAATAATCTCAGGGTCTGCATGAGAAACACAGGCAATTAATATGAAACACATAATTTTAATGTTCAATTTTAGATCCTCTTTTTACCTTAATTCTTTCGATTCTACGAAACGCGCCCTTCATTGTTTGATAGCGACATCCTGCACCCAACATTTTGCATGCTTGCTCAAGCGATGTTTTATTTTTATTAAAGTCTTCGGCTGACTGACAGATTGCCGGGCCCTTATCTTTGTTTGGCTCAAGCCATTCAATGAGCTCTGGCAAGGTCATCTCTCTTGTCTCGTCAGAGAGTGTGTGAGCGCAGTTAGCGCCTGCCGCCATTACGCCAGAAACCGCGCATGCCTCTGTGTTGACGATCTCAATCGCACAAGAACTAACGAGCAAACTGAACAAACTCAGACAGACGTTTTTTATCTTCATTTCTTGCACTCCTAAATTCCGCCGAATCAATTCCCTTTGACTGAGCTATTTCTCTTAATTTTGAGCTTGCCTCGACGTAAGCTTTCAGGTGTGCCGCGTTTTGGAAGACAATCATTTGAAGATTTATAGATAGTTTCAGGACTTCGTAAAGTTTTGTAGCTATTAACGAAACAACAAACGAAACAATGACCCCAAGTGGCCCCCAACCAAGAGCTGGAATGGATAAAAAAATGCGCGCCACAACTGCCTCAACAATATTATCCCATACCAACTGTTTAAAGAGGTCATTCATCTCTCTAATTTATACGCTTTTAACAAACCGTGTATGATTGTTTTAGATGTGGACAGACTCAATCAAAGGGGACCTGATGACAGAAGAAAACGGTATTAAAATACACGCAAAATTTGACGCTCTAATAAACCCTGAAGATCTAACGCCGCACAGCCTTAACCCAAACCAACACCAGGCCGCACAAATAATAAGACTAGCTAAGATCATTAAGGAGCAGGGGTTTCGTAGACCTATTACCGTTTCTAACTTGTCTAAAAAAATTACAGTCGGCCATGGTAGGCGTTTGGCGGCCATGCACTTAGGAATGGGGCGGGTGCCGGTTGTGTATCAAGACTACGACACAACAGATCTAGAATACTGCGACCTTGTCGCAGACAACGCAGTAAACGACTGGAGCGAATTTGATTTTTCCATGATAAACGCACAACTGCAAGACCTTGGGCCCATGGATTTGGACTTGCTTGGGTTTGAGAATTTTGAACTAGAGCCCGCCGACCTGCCGGATAAGAAAAAAGAAGAAAAGCAGACTAAAGAAGTTACATGCCCGCACTGCAACAATTCGTTTAACCCTTAACAATGGTTTATTTGGAAAATATCAAAAATAAGTAACTAAGCATTCTAATTACTAAATACAATTTATGTAAGTGGCAGATTTAAAACATGAGGCCGTCTCTAGGCTTAAGAGAATAGCATGCGAGCTTGGCCGAGTCCCGAAGCGCGATGAGGCAAGAGCGCTTGGCCTTAATACCAAGCTGTGCGAATCGTTTGGGACGTTCGGCGAGCTTCTTAAAAACTCAGGATTAGAAAAAGAACAAGACGAAGGATCGTCAAAAAAGCGAGTCAAAGAGTTTTTCTCTAGAGACATTAGAGAACTAAACAAACCATTAAAAGAGTTTGCCCCCTTTGACATGCCAAAATTCACCAAAACGGTGATTTTAGGGGACATGCACCTTCCGTTTGTTTCAAACGAAGCGTTAATGTCTGATTATAGTTTTTTAGATTCTAATAAGGTGCAAACAATTATTCAGTGCGGCGACATATACGACTTCTATAGCTTTTCTAAGTTTCCACGATCGCACCTTATTATCAATCCAGATGAGGAGGTTAAATTAGCTAGAAAGATGGCCGAAGAGTTTTGGAAATCAGTGAGACGCCTTCAGCCTAATGCCAGACTGATACAAATATTGGGCAACCACGACATTAGACCCCATAAAAGAATATTAGAATCTGGCGCACCCGAACTTGAGGCTTTTTTTAATTTCAAGCCTCTGTTTGAATTTGACGGGGTTGAGACAATACACGACACGAGAAAGCCGTTTGTTCAGAATAATATTTCGTTTATTCATGGCTTTCAGGGTGCCGGAACGCACAGAGCAAAACTACAAACACACGTTGTACACGGGCATCTTCATAAGGGGGGGCTCGTTTATTCAAAAGACCCAAGGACTAACAAATTCTTATTCGAATTAGACTGTGGATACCTTGGCGATCCTTTTTCTAAGGTGTTCAATTACACGCCGGTTAGAGAGAAAAACTGGTCTCACGGCGAAAAGATGTGCCTTATCCTTTTTGGAAAGTGTTTTGGAAAGAATTTGTATTCGTATCTCATTACCAATCATCTCAGCAACAAATGGAGCTACTGCATTGCCGATCAATTCAAATTTAGAACCCATAGTTCCTGCAAAGTAAAACGAGTCAGGAAACGATTGTAATCGTGCCGCTTCACGAACAGAGATGGTTCGGGACTGGCTAGGATGAATATGTGTGTAACAATCCTTGCTTAGATGGGCGGTGATACAACCGCTTGGTTTATTCCATTTAAGCTTCTTGTATTTGTCTTCAAAAATATCGTCCCTGTAACGTTTTAATCTCTTCGGAAGATCGCGATACCAACCTCCTTGTTTCATCAACTTGAAAGCTTCGAGATCTTGATCGTTGTGAGTCCGGCAAACGTGATCAAAAATTTTACTTTGATCCGCCCCCAATCTCATTCGTTTGGCAAATTTTGTGAGACTTTCCTGTTTTTTGTAAAGTTGAATCCAGTCTTTATTGCCGTGTCTTATGATAGGCAAATCATTGATTGCATCTTCAACGGTAACTAGTGGAAAGGCGCGACGCCCCCGTTCGGTTACGGGAATTGGAAATACAAAATTCCTTTTTAAATCCTTGCGCACGCCGACAAAAAACAAACGTTCGCGATGTTGTGGTACTCCAAAATCACTGGCATTAATTTTGGTCCAGGAAACGTTATAGCCAGAATTTTCCATACAGAGGGCGACATTTTCAGCAACATTTAGGCCCGAGTGTGAAAGCATTCCCGCAACGTTTTCCATTACAGCAACTTTGGGCTGAAAAAATTTTACGAAACTCAAAAATCTTTTATACAACTCATTTCTCGGGTCGGTTTTCGTGCAATGTCGACCATCAGATTCCGACAAAGTACGAATTTTTCCTCTTCCGACCATGCTCCATCCTTGGCAAGGCGGTCCTCCGACAACCAAGTCAAACAAGTCATGTGAATTTGTTTTGGGAAAAAATTTACTTAAATCTTGAGGAGTAAATGAACTTAAATCTCTCTCGAGAACTTTGGTTCCGTGATGTGAGAAGTTAACTGAGAGAGTTTCAATTGCAGTAGGTTTATGATCAATGGCAACTGCTGTGTGGTACCCAGCCCAATGAAGTCCGAGACTAAATCCTCCAGCTCCCGCAAACAAATCCAAGACCCGAGGTCCTTGGCCCCTTTGAACCGCCCGCTCCAATAGCACTCCCATCGAAAATCAAAAATGGTAACCCGTTAATTTGATTATAGGTTTCGTAAAATAAAAGTCGAGATTTAATTGAGAAAAACAGTTTGTGCATTGCGGCACATCTTAGTGGATTAATGATTTATAATTGTAATTGTGACGAAATATTACAAAGGGAAAAACACTAAAAACGTTTTCATTTCGAATTCTAAAAAGCCGTTTCGCCTTAGCCGTAGCAAAATTGAATTATTTGTTAAGTGTCCAAGGTGCTTTTTTATAGATCGCAAATTAGGAATTGGTCATCCGCCTTCCTATCCATATAGTTTGAACTCCGCAGTAGACGTACTTCTAAAATGTGAATTCGATGAATATCGAAAGAAGGGTGAGCCGCATCCCCTTATGGTCAAATTCGGAATTGCTGCAGCCCCCCTTTCACATGAAAAAATGGATGAATGGCGTGACTCACTAACGCGTGGAATTCGTTTTGTTCACCCGAAAACAAATTTTGAGGTCGCGGGACCAAAGGATAGGGTTCACTAATGATTGACAAAATATACGTTCAACAAACAACAGAGAGATACGTAAAGAGCGTTTATCAAACGCCTGCAGAGCGGTCAGTACTTAAAGACTGGATTATGCACCACCAACGCTGGCCTCTGTTTATAGACAGACTCTGGTTAGACGCCAACAAATTGGACATCATGGGTAAAATGCAAACCAAGAGTCAAATAGATCACTATCTAAAATCCCAAACCATTTGTTATGTTAAAATTATTTTAGACAGAGTTTTAAAGCATAGAGGCGATGAATATCGACCTTTACCAGACTGAAGGGGATGGAATTGCATGATAGAAGAAAAGCCGATTGATTGGGAACTGTTTGAAAAACTAGCGAGTTATCCTAGAAAAATCACCACAAACGAAGAACTAGCGCAGATTCTAAAAATATCAAAAGACACACTGGAAAACAGAATAAGAGACAAATATGATATGACACTTTCGGCATATCGCGATCAAAAGTATGGAACATTTAAAATGCACCTCTTTAATATGCAGTTAAAGAGCGCGCAAAAGGGCAATGCCGCCCTTCAAATATTTTTAGGTAAGAACTATTTACAACAAGAAGACAGGCAGACGGTTTCCATTCCACAAGCTGATATTGTTTTGAAATACGCGACTGGTAAGAAATGACTTGCTTGAGCTAGGATCAACCCCATCAATAACTGAGTTTGACCCTACCGTTATTCCGTTTCAATTTAACGTGATCAACGACATACGAGAAAATTATGATTACTCTATGGGCGTACACGAGGTGCTACTTTCAGGCAGTATTGGAAGTTCTAAGAGTTTGCTCATGGCCCATTTGGCGCTTACTCACTGTTTAAAATATCCAAGGTCTAGAGTTATTTTGTGTAGGCAATCAATGCCGGATCTTAAGGACACAATTTTACAAAAGGTTCTTGATCACCTCGACGGTACCGAAGGTTTAGAACAGGAAAAACACTGGCAGCATAACCAGACCAGGGCAAAAATTAATTTTTCAAACGGGTCTGAGATACTTTCAAGGTCATGGGCTGATCAAAAGTTTAAAAAATTTAGATCTATAGAAGCCTCAATGGCTATTATTGAAGAGTTAACAGAGAACGGGGAACGATACGAACCGTTTTACGGAGAGCTAAAAAACCGTATCGGACGCCTCCCACACGTTAAAGAAAATGTCATTGTGGCGGCCACTAATCCAGATTCACCCTTAACGTATTGGTATAAATATTTTATATTAGGTCAATCCCCGACTAGACACGTTTATTACTCACTTACTAGGGACAATCCTTTTTTACCTAAACAGTACCTAGCACAGCTCGAAAGGGACATGGACCCAAAGCTAGCGCGTAGAATGCTTATGGGTGAATGGATTGAGATCCAGTCAGAGGGCGTCTATTACCAATACTCTAGAGAGAATAACTTTAAGAACGAGACGTACAAGCTAGTCAAAAACATGCCGATTATTATTAGCCATGATTTTAATATAGCCACGAACAAACCAATGAGCGCATGCCTCATGCAAAAGGTTGGGGATACATTCCATGTATTTTCTGAAGTAATTTTAGACACGGCAAGAACTCAAGATGTCTACGAAGAACTCGCATCGCGTGGGATACTGGATCTAGAGCATGCGTTTATTATTCATGGCGATGCTTCAGGTAAGCACAGGGACACGAGAAATATCAAATCCGATTACGATATTATCAGGAGTTTCTTATCAAACTATAGAAAAAAAAATGGAGTTGGGGTTAGGTTTGACATCGATGTCCCGCTATCTAACCCCGCTATTCGAACTAGACACAATAGGCTTAATGCTTATTGTCAATCATCAGACAAAAGGATTAGATTGTACGTTTATAAAGAGGCCCCTACAGTAGACGAGGGAATGCGTCTTACAACACTTAAAAAAAATTCATACATTGAGGATGACTCTAAAAGATTTCAGCATGTCACCACAAGTCTTGGTTATGCAATAATGAGTCAGACAGAAGAAAAATCAGAAATGAGAGAGATCAACACATGGCAGACGTTGAAATTTTAACAGATCAAGACATCACTAAAATCATTGAGAACATTAACTGTTCGAATGAGGTGACGCGTAGGGCGCTCGCTAAGCGAAGACATGACTTTTATCGTGACGATGGAAAGAAGTTTCTAATCGAACAGATTCTAAGAGAGTTTAACGAGGACGCATTAGCAGAGTTTAGACTGTGCCCTATTAATATTTTAAAAAAGATCGTTAACAAAAGGTCTGTTGTTTATAGGAATCAACCCAAAAGAGAAACAATGGTGTCTTCGGATCAAGCTTTGATTGATTACTATGTGAAAACCCTTTGCATTGATTTGTCTATGATGCAGGCTAACCGATATTACAATCTTCATTCAAACTGTGTGTTGTATTGTTATCCAGGAAATACAACCGAAGACGGTAAGAGTGCTCTCAAGCTATGCGTAAGCCCCCCCCATCTTTATTCAATCGTACCGAGTCATTACGATCCACTTAAGATTGATACATACATTTTTAACTCATTTGTTGAGTCCGCACATATCGCACCCGCCGACGACGTGCCTAGCGCAACAGGGGTGCAGGGGTTTTCAAGAGAATCAGTTAATGTGCAAGAAAACAGACAGTATGTATTTTGGACAGACAAAGAACATTTCACAACCAACAACAACGGCGAGAAGTTATTCCTGATACCAGACAATACTGATCCGGATCAATTTACTAATCCGATTGGAATTAAGCCTGTGATTAATCTCTCAAAAGAGAGAGACGCGGAGTCATGGAGTAAGCAGGGCGCGGACCTTTTTGATCTTTGTATGGCGCTTCAAATGGGATGGTCGGACATTTTGACGATCGCTAAGCATCAGGGGTTTTCTGTTTTAACAATTATCTCACCCGTTGAGCCAAAGAAGATTTCAGTGGGTGTGAATCGCGGTGTGTGGCTTAAGCAGCCAGCCGAAGGGAAAGACCCTTCTATGCAATACGTACAATCTACCGCTCCATTGAATGACTACAAGGCGCTTTTAATGGACCTACTCGGGTTAACGCTTACGACTAACGACATGAATCCAGGCGCGGTATCCGGCAACGACCAGTCACAAGTTATGCAGTCTGGTTTTTCTCGTCTCATCCAAATGAGTGACGCTCTCGAAGCGATTGAATCAGATAAGCCAGTGTTAAGAGACGCAGAGTATAAATTATGGAAAGTTATATCCGCCTGGCATAACTGGATGTTTGACGTTGGTGTATTGAACGACGAAGCAAAGGCCATGGGTAAGTTCTCAGACAAGTTTGATGTCTCGATTCAATTTAGAGACATGCGTCCATTAGAGAGCGACCAGGAAAGAGTTTTGTTAGTTAAAGACTTACTTTCGCTGGGGCTTGTATCTAAACTAGACGCTATTAAAAAACTCAATCCAGACATGGACGATAAGCAAGCTCAGGCTAAATTGGACGAGATTGCCTCAGAGAGGCAAGAGTCCGTTTCACAGTTCATGAATCAAGAACCGCCAAAGCAATCACAGGTTAAATAATGGGAATAGTCAAATTTGACTTTGACCCATTTGAAGGATTTGAACTAACCAAGGGTCAGAAGTCCGATTTAACGGAAGACATTTCAGCGTTTGTTAAAGAATCAGTATTAGACGCTGTTGGGTCCGGAAGAACGCCGGTTGCCGGTGGAGCGTTCAAAAAAAACCTATCACCCGTCTATGCAAAAAAAACAGGGAAGAAGATTTCCAATTTAGAGTTAACTGGGGATTTGCTCGATTCACTAGAGGTTAAAGTCGTAAAAGGTCACAAGATGAGGCTTACGGTGTCAGAGAGCGAACAGGACCAGGCCGACGGTCATAATAATTTCTCTGGTAAATCTAACCTGCCAGAAAGGCAGTTCATACCAAACGCAGACCGGGGGCAGGACTTTAAAAAGGATATTAAAAAAGGGATTAAAGAAATCATAGAGGACTATTTAAATAATCAATGATTACTAAGGCTACAATTTCAAAAACAACACTAAACAGAGTTAAGAGAAAATTAGAGAGTCTTAGGTCTCCCGTGGATAGATCCACAGCAATGACAATGGGTTCAATGATTGAAGCTGAAATGAAAAACCAGATATCTAAGGGCGTATCAACCGTTGGCAACTCTGGCCGGATGCCCGCTTATAAGGCCCAAAGTAGACCAAACAAGAATGGCTACCCGTACAACACGCCTCAATTTAAATCAGGCAAGAAAAAGGATAGGCCCGTAAATTTAAAATTAACTGGGGATTTTCTAGAAGCTCTGATTTTTAAAGTTAGACAGGTTCGTGGTTCGTGGGTGACAGATGTCGGATATTTTAAAGACTCAGAAGCTAAAAAAGAATCAGGACATAGAGAGGGCGTAAACGGTCAGCCATCACGCCCGACCATTCCAACAAAACAAGAGGGGTTCTCTCAACGTATTCAAAGAATAATATCTAGCATTTATAGACGACACATACGAGAATTACTCAAACAGTAACTGACTTGATCGTATTTCGATTAAGTCTTAATATAAATCAAAGGGAGTTAAGACATGGAACAAGTCGAAACACCGAACGGTGAAAAGACGCCTGCGAATGCAGTTAACGGGAATGTGCTGGGTCAGGAAGAAAAGCCCGATCCATCTGCTTTAAAAGCCACAAACGAACGTTTGTTGGTTGAGAGCAAAAAACACAAAGAGGCATATCTTAAGACAAAACAGGAGCTAGAAGCTAAAGAATCTGATCTTCAGGAGAAATTAAAAGCTGATGGCAAGTACAAAGAATTGTACGAAAAAGCTACTCAAGATTTAGTTTCACTAAAGAAGCAAATTACTTCAACTACGGTGATGTCTCAAGTTAAGTCTGCCGCAGAAAAAGCAGGGTTTGTTAAGCCTGAAAATATCCTCAAATTTGGGAATCAGAGCCTTCTTACATATGACGAAGACTCTGGTGCCGTATACGGGGTAGATGCATTCTTAGAGAGTGCGAAGGTTGAATATCCTCAAATGTTTTCTGCACATAAAACACCCGTTATTAATCCTGTGACGCCTAATGGTGCTGGAACATTAAATAACGCGAAGCCCTTAAGTGCGCTCTCAAAAGATGAGATCATGAATAGACTTCGCTCAATGAAATAGGAGAAATTAAAAATGGCAATTGTTGATAATACATCGTTGACTGCAACGAAAAACGACTTGATCGTGTCTCTCGTTCAGCGCGAACTCATTTCTAAGGCAGTAGTGATGCCTACATTGTTGGACGCATCTGTGTATGCGGGCAAAGGTAGTAAGTCGATCAATGTTCCACGAGCTGGATCGTTCGCAGTGGAAGACCGCGCGACTGGGGTTGCCGCTGCACAGGTTGCTGTTACGTACGCAACCGACCCACTTGTACTTAACCAGATGTCTACAGTCGCCTGGATTGTTGACTCTCAGGATGAGATTGAATCAAGCGTTGACGTTCAGGTCGATCTTGCTTCGCGCGCAGCCAAAGCACAGGCCAAAAACTTTGACGTTAAAGTCATTGCAGGTTTGGAATCAGGCGCTACAGCTACAACGACCGCTGGAGCAATCACACAGGCTATCTTTCTTGAAATGAGAAAGAGCGTTTTGGATGCGGAAGGTGATCTTTCTGAAACTACGTTCCTAATGGGAACAGATTCAGAAGCTAAACTTCTAGCAATCGCAGACTTTGTGCGTGCGGATCAGTACGGTTCGGCTGTAATTCCTACGGGAGTTCTCGGAACTCTTTACGGCGTTAAAGTAGCACTAAGCACGAACGTAGCCGCTGACCAGTTCTATATGTACAGCAAAGAAGGTTATGCGTTCGCCATTCAAAAGCAACTCTCAATCGGAGAACGAGATGCTCCCGAGTATGGAACAGGCGCTAAGCTTCGCGTTCTAGACCAAAAATGGGGACATGCAAAAATGCAAAACGGTTCATTGTTGTTTAAAGACAATAATTAATCTGTGCAAATATCTGGGAATATTTCAAAACCTTCTCAGATAAGAATGTATCTGAGGGCGGACACGGCTGATGGGCTGGTCCGCCTTCAATTAAAAGTTAATCAACTACTTATGGGCCGCGCTGATTACACCAACATACAGTTTGCTGATGGGTTTTGGTATGCGTGGTTTTTGGTAGACGTGGACCAAAACCCTGAGGTTTTAAAAATAAATGGCGCTATCTCCGGGTCTAACAGACAGAGAACTTGATAAGTTCGTAGATGTTTCTGGTTATGCCGCCGTAAGGGTTGCTGGATCTCTTACGACAACGGTTTCATCTTCTGTTGGAAAATCCAAAGTCCATTTAGTGCGTCACGAATACGTTGTTACTAATGTAACAACTGCGGCGTACACCACGTTAGTTTCTTCCACCGTTGACGTAATTAATGAATTAAATATTTTCGACTCGTCTGGTAAAACCATGGTTATAGCGGTTGGTGGTATCGGTTCCGAAGTAGATCAAGTCTATGTTTTTCCTGGCGGCAACGGAACACAGTCTTTGTTGATACCTATTGGGTCTAGAATTTCGGTTAAGGCAGTAAGCGGCAACGCAACCAAGGGTGAATTAATAATAAACCTGACAAAATGATTATGAAAAATTATGTATTATTATTTTTGATTATAGGACGAGTACACGCAAATTCGCCTGTTATATGGAGCGGTGACGACGCGTTGTTTTTAAACCCCGGCAGTATTGTTGTTCCGGGACTTACCCCCGGGGGGGTATGTAAGGCCGATTCGAACGGTTTATTTTCTGTGTCTCCTGTAAATCTATCGAGTGAAGTCACGGGAAATCTTCCGGTCACAAATTTAAACAGTGGAACAGCTGCAGATGTAACTACGTTTTGGCGTGGGGATGGATCTTGGGCCGAGCCGATAGCATCTGGCGCGATACCAAACGCGTCTACACAAACTCTAGTCACAACCACTTCGGCGTCAACTACTTTTGTAACTGCGCTCACCACTACGATTAACGTCACGGCTACAAGCGCGCCGATTCGTGCGTTGTGTGTTTTAGATATGATAAGCGCAACGGCTGCGTCAGTCGCTACAGTTAGAGTCACCATCAACGCCGTGTCTGGTGGTTCGGTCACGCAATCTCTTACGGTCGCAACGACCCAGCATTTAACTGTTCCAAGTCAAAACCTTTCGGTATCACTTACGCCGGGTACATACACGGTAAGCTGTCAGTTCAACCGCGCATCAGGAGCGGGAACAGTGACGGCGGTACAAGGCTCTTTGACCGCAGTTGCACTTCAGGGAACTAGCTCAAACGGAATTACGCAGCTCACGGGTGCGCTTCAGGCCGGACCGGGAAGTGGGTCGGTTGCGTTGACGGGAGTTTTGCCGGTTGGAAACGGCGGGACAGGTATTTCATCCACAACAATAAATAGAATTTTATATTCTCCGTCTGCAAATACTATTGCAGGACTTGCTACGGTAAATACTGGCGCGTTAGTTACAAGTTCAACTGGTGTGCCTTCGATTACTTCTGGTGCTACGTCAAATAGACTTTTAAGAACCAACGGCCTGGCGGTTTCATTTGCTCAGGCGGCGTTAGCGACTGATGTCTCGGGCACGCTCCCGCTTGCAAACGGTGGGACAGGAACAACGGCATTTGCTAGTCAGAGGGTCCCATACTCAAACGGAACTCAATTTGTGGCTAATTCTCTTTTTATTTTTGACTCAACAAACAATAGATTTCATGTTGGTCAAGGCGGAGGCACTGGTAGAATTAACGGGGTTGTTAGCACGTCTGATCCAACAACAAACTCTTCGGCGGGTAACTTTTATTCTAGGTCTACAACAAATAGCGCTGTGCATATTCAAAACGAAAACACGCTCGTAACTTTGAATATGACAAACTCAGGCGCTACAACAATCGGCGCAAACATTCTTGCAGAAGCGTCCCGTGGAACTTTGGTGACTCGAACACAATCGCAAACAGGCGACACATTGTTTAGTTGGCTTGCACACGGTAGAACAACAACCGGGTGGAGCACAGGGTACGCGGCGGGCATGAATGTCGTTACAACCGAAAACACAACAGACATAACGAATGGTGCTGATATATTTTTTTCTACAACGGGAAACGGCGGCACTGCGCCGGTAGAACGGTTAAGAATCACGCAAAACGGCCTGGCAAAATTTAAAAACGGAACAACGATAGACACCTCAGCTGCTCAGCCTGCTTGCAGCGTCGAATATCGTGGCACATGGTGGGTGATTCAGGGTGGTGCTGGAATTGCCGACGTTCTTAATATTTGTTTAAAAGACGCAGCCGATGTTTATAATTGGGTAATAAAATAATGGAGACTAAATGGGATTAGAAATTGTATCCACTGCTTTTTGTGACAAGTGCGGCGTTGTGATTGTTGTCATGAATAATGGGGCCTTGCCGGATGGCTGTCTAAATTTGCAAGGATATGCGTCTATTGTGGCTGGAGAAACACACGCTATAGTTGGATTATTTTGTGCTGTGTGTGTTGCAGCAGAAGGTAAGCTTGCTCTTGCAAAGCTGTCTGTTGATTTGTGTCCTGGGTTGAATGAGTGAAAAATAAGAGCATTTTAAAAATGCGGTGTACACTGGAGATAATAAATGATCAATAGACGCGTCAATAGAACCGTATTAAACGCCACTGAGACCACTGCTAAAACAAACTCTATTAACTCAGACGCTCTTTCATTTGTAATCGCTTCGTCTGATTCTTTTTATATTGGGTTTCACGGAAAATTTGCATCTCGTTATTTTAAAATGGGGGTTCTTAATACTAACTTAATTACGGTTGCCGTTAGTTATTGGGATGGTGACTCGTGGGAGCCTGTAGAGGATCTTGTCGACCAGACATTGGGATTTACAGTAAACGGTTTTATTCATTGGCAAAACGCTAATAATTGGGCCGTTCAAAAACTTACGCCCGTAAGTGATGTAGATCTATATTGGGTCAGACTTAAAGTCTCTGGATCGTTATCCGCTTTCACGAGTTTGCAAAGTGTTTTGAATTTATTTTGTGATGACGACACTATGAGAGTGTATTACCCGGAATTAATATCAGATACGAGATACCTACCGCCTAACAGGTCCGACTTTTTAGAGCAGTACCTGGCGGCCAAGGACCTTGTTATACTTAGACTAAAACAGCGCGGGTTAATTCAAGACGAGTCACAGGTGATTGACGCAAACCAAGTATGTGCAGCATCAATACACGCCGCTGCAAAAATAATCCTTCACCCGATTGCTTCAGATGAGCAGACAGAAAAAAGAAAAAAAGACGCTTCTGACTCATTCGATAACGAGATGAATGAGCTTTCCTTAAGTGTGGACGCAAACAAGGACGGTCGGGTAACAGATGCAGAGCGTGAAGACTTTGGGATTCCTGTGGTGACGCGCCGATGAACGTAGTGGAGCAGATATACGATTCCATTACAGCGATCACCCAGACGGTTTTAGGGGTAGAGTACAAGCCGCTAAGAAGGGTTTTTAACCCAACACTCAATGATTTAAGAAGTTCAGAAAAGGCGTTCGGAGTATTACACGGAGCGGCTAGTTCATCTGATGGGGTCATGAGGTTTTATACACTCGACCATTCATTTCAAGTGCTCCTCTCTAGAAGATTCGTAGACCGTCAAGACGACGTGGCAATACAAGAAACAATCAATAATCTTTATGATCATGCAGACGGATTACTTGTTGAAATGTTTTTAAAAAAGTTAAATTTAACGAGTATCGTAATGATTGTAGACAGGCCAAGTATCTCTGAGCCCGAAATCTTAGATAATCAGGCCGTGTTGTTACGAGTTGGATTTAATGTAAAGTATAGGAATCAGATCACATAAACATGAGTCAAGGAGAAGACTAAATGGCAACCCCGATTATAAAAAATACTACCGTAGTAGGTGTGATGGTTGAGGTGACTGAAGGTACTTACCTAGCTCCGGCAGCCGCAACTGATTACGTTGCAACCCTAGATGGTATTGAGGCCAACGGTTCTAAAGAGGTTGTCGAGCGGTCAGTGCTTACTAGCTCAATCGGTAAAGTGGCTCCACGAGCAGGGCTCGAATCGTTTGCCGGTGCTATCCCGTTTGAAATGAAAGCATCTGGCACAGAGGGCGGCGCTCCTGAAGGTGACAAGCTATTTAAGTCTGCACTTGGAACATCTAGAACAATTGCCACACGGTCAGCAACTAAAGCGGCTGGCAATACTGCATCGGTGCTTCAAATTGAAGACGCTGATATTTCTAAATATAATCTTTATGACATGGTTGTTGTGCTTGAGGCTGGCGCTCATCACCCTTGTTACGTTTCGGCTAAGTCAACGGGTGCTGGCACTGCCACAATAACGGTTGTCCCGTCTAAGCCATCTGGTGTGTTCTCTGACAGCGTTGAGGTTTCAAAAGCTAAGACTTATCTAACTGCAAACTCAGGACATCCAACTCTTTCAGCATCTGTGTACTGGGCGAATGAAATTTTACAAAAGGGCACAGGGTGCCGAGTTACACAGTTAGCTCTAGAGAACTTTTCTACGGGGCAGATTGCAAGCTTTGGGTGCTCTCTTCAGGGGCTTAACTTTGATCGAACAAATACGGCGTCACCATTTACGCCTACGTATCAAAGCGCACTCCCGCCGATTGTTGTGAGTAACGCATGTGTGTACCAAAACGGAACGGCTCTTAAAGTTAACGCGGTGTCTTGGGCTCTTTCCAATACAGCATCATTTGTGGAGGAAATCTGTGCGGGTCGTACAAGCTCACGAATCACAGAGCGAGTAGTTACGGGCTCAATGAACCCATACATGGACGACGCAGACATTAGCCAATTTACAAAGTTTGATTTACAGAGCGGATATACATTGTTTGCCTGGGCTGGGAATCCATCGGCGGTTGCCGGTGAGCTAGATTTAGGGTCTGTTTGTATGTTTGTTTTACCGAACTGCGTAACAACAGAGTTACCTACTGGAGATATTGACGGTCTACTTGTAGATGAAATTTCATTTAACGTTAACCGTGGAGCTTCTGGGACAATCGAAGAGCTATATCTCGGATTTGTTTAAGATCAAGGATTGATCATGGGCGTCAAGGAAGACGCCACACATTTTGTTTTATAATTTGATTTATTTCATTTTGTTTTTTATACAGCAGGCAGTCCCGACCATCGGGGACAAAGCGAGAATAGCCGAATGGCGGTGCAAGCTCGTGGTCTAGCGATAGACTCCATGGAAACATGTAGCATAGTTGGTTGCAGCCATTCTGCGAACCGACGGTGGGCAAAGCGACCAACGGCCTATACGGTATTGTAGCTAGAGGAATCCAGCGGTTAAATCCGCGGTAATAGTGACGGCGTTAGCAGCGACCGCACGGACAAGACGTGACCACATGTCGACCTCAAGACCTTATGTTCTTTGAGCGGGCTTGCTCGTAATCAAAGGACACCAGGAGTGGATCTCTATCTGAATATAATGGGTAAGCTAATCTTATCATAGCTCCCTTTTGCCCACCGGTATTAATCAGAATTTAACTTCTTATAAGTAAAAACCTGAGCAACTTGATTTAAAGAACACTACTAAGAATTAGTATTCAGTTCAGTTAACTAGAAAAAGAAAAGAAATAAAAAAAAAGATAACGACTAAAGATAACGACTTGATTAAAAAAAAGCATAACCTAGTATTGCTGTCATGAAGATTTATAGAACTACGGATAGAATACCTGTCAAACTTGGAGATCTTACTTTTTGGTTTTCTCCATTCAAGTGGGAACACAAAATCGAAGTCTCAACAAAGACGTTGTTAAAGTCTGGTGAAACTTCAATCACAGCATCACAAGCTAGGCTTGCTATTAAATACAGTATTAAGGCTGTAGACGGTCTTATGTCTCACGATGGTACTCCTATTATATTAGAGCTAGAGAACGATGTATTAACGGACGATTCGGTAGAAGATGTTATGCAGCTAGAAAATATTTCCAAACTCACAACAATTGCTTTTACATGGCTAAATGAAATTAAAGACGTTGCTATCGAAGGTGTGACGGTTGACTTTAGCTCTACAACGAACACTAAAAAAAAATAGGTGTTTTATCGTACTGGATCTATCTCCAAATAATGGAGGTATCCAGACTCACAACTAATGAGTGGGTTTTTATGAAATCCTCGTGGGAAATACTTAATAACGATAAATTCAAATGTTCTAAGTGTAATGCAGACAAACTCTCAGAGAGCCTTAAGAACGTTAAACACTGCTCCAAGATTTCATCTAACCCTTTATTTTACATTAGAGATCAGCATTCATCTATCTCGTTTAACAATTGTATTGGAAATTACTATGATCACGGGTTTAGCGATCTTCTAGATATGCACAGTCTTTACCAGTTGGGGGTTATGCCGTTTAAAGGGAGTCCAATGGATCAGCCAGCTAAACTAATAGAGGTCTTTGATGTCATCAGTTCAATGAAATCTGATAAACTAGAAAAAGAATTGAAAAAAAATAAAGTTAAAAACACTGTAAGGGGTAATCGACTTGGCAGATGAAAAAATTGAGATAGGGCTAGAAGCATCTGGGAATGCGGCCAAGGCAATCGACGACGTTATCAAACGCCTTGATTCTTTAGAAAAGACGATAGAAAAAGGGAACAGCTCAGTTAAAAGGTCCGGCGAAGTGTTTGCCGGTGTTTTTAGTTCTCAGGTCCTTATCGGATCTATTAAAAAACTAGGTGATGTAGCCCGTGAGTTATTCCAGACGTTTGTTGTGCAGGGTATTCACGCGGCTCAAGAGCAGGCAGACGCTTTAAATAAATTAAGCGTAGCGTTTGCTCTTGCCGGACGGGACGCTAAACAATCAACACAAGATTTTAAAAAGTTTGCTGAAGGTCTTGAGGCTGTAACAACATTCTCGGATGACGCTATTATTAGCTCGGGAGCTTTTCTTGAAACACTCACAAGATTAGATCAAGAGGGATTACAAAAAGCGACTGTTGCCGCTGCTGATTTGGCCGCCGCGCTTGGTGTGAGTCTAGAGGAGGCCACAAGCTTAGTCGCTAAGGCAGCAAACGGGAACGTGTCCGCACTTCAGCGTCAAGGGATTGAGATTAGAAAAGGGACAACCGACGCACAAACATTTGCAAACACACTAGAAACTCTTAACTCTAGATTTGGGGGGGCCGCTCAGGCTCAAGTCAATACTTTTTCGGGAGCTCTATCTCAAGCCTCAAATAGGTTCAATAACCTTCAGGAAGCAATCGGCGGCGTCGTTGTAGAAAATAAAGTCGTTATAGACGGCATTAAAGAAGTATCTAAACTATTTGATTTCTTATCCGCGTCGGTTGGTAAGAACGAAAAGGAACTAAAAATACTTGCAGGCGAGACGTTGGTTCTTTTAGTTAAATCAGCATCGGCGGCTCTTAGCGTTATTCAAGATTTAATTAATGGTGCTGAGTTTTTAGGAGACACGTTTCAGATTGCTATCGCTCCCGTTAAGGGGATAGCTACTGCGTTTGATTCGTTTGCGAATAAGGGAAAGTCTGCTCTTGATTCTATCAAGGATGCGTTTGCTGGATTTAAAGAAGATGTAACCGATGCGGCCACTCCCGCAGTTAATTTTAGCCATGCGATATCAGAGGTAGACCAGGTTGGAATTAAATTAGAAGGAAGTCTTTCAAGAGTTGGCAGAGGTGTTGAAAACGTAAGCGTCAATGTTTTGTCAGCGTCTAGCGCGATGGTTACATTTTCAGACGCCCAGATTAAAGCAGGTGACGAAGGGCTTAAGTTAATTGAAAAGTATAAAAACACAGGCCCGCTAGACGACTTTATTATTAAGTTAGATCAAATCAATCAGGCGTTTCTTCAGGGTAAAATATCTGCTCAAGAGTCTGCAGACGCACAGGTTATTGCTACAGAAGAAGCCAACATAAAACAAATTGAGGCACTTCAAAAGAGAAACGAAGCTCTTCTGGTTCTCAATGACGAACAATCAATCGCAGAGCTAGAACAGAATAATTTAAAAATTAATTCAATCATAAGCGCAGAAGAAAGCAAAAACGCGCATCTTGCCGCGATCAGGGCCGCAAATGGTCAGGATATTTCATTGAGTCAAGACGCGTCTAATGCCAGCACCTTAGACAAACAAAACAAACTAACTGACGCAATGGTTGCGGCAAAGGCGAAACAAGTTCAAAAAGAAAAAGAGCTAGAAGCTCAGAAGGTGTCGGCTGTATCTCAATCATTTGGAAATCTAGCCACACTAACTAAAACAGGAAACAAAGAACTATTTGAAATAGGTAAGGCGGCCGCATTGGCCCAAGCTACTGTTGACGGTTATGCGGCAATCCAAAAGGCGTTATCGTCTGCCCCTCCTCCGTTTAACTTTATTCTAGCCGCTACGGTCGGCGTCGCAACGGGTGTCCAGATAGCAAATATAGCGTCACAAAAACTAGCGACCGGTATGACTGAGATTCCGGGGACTGGTCTTAAAGATAATTTTCCAGCTATCCTAGCTCCCGGTGAGCGCGTTTTATCTCGTGATCAAAATAGGGATTTAAAAGATTTTATTAATTCTCAAGAATCTTCACGAGACATTCTTTTGCTTATTGCTGAACGAATTGGAAATCAGGGCCCCATTAGCGTGAGTGTTGGTGGCGAACAAATATTCAATGCGGTTAACGAACAGGTCCGAAACGGCAGGAGACTAAGCGCATGAGCTGTGAATTTAGAATTTTAGATTTTAACTACGTTTGGCAGTCGGCCACAATACTGACCGCGTCTAGCGCAGATTCGGAGTTTCCTGTTTTAAACCTTAAAAATCAAATTAGGGGTTTTACATGGAGAACTACCTCAACTCTTAACCAGTCGGTTGTAATTGACATCAAAACCAAAGAAGCCATTGATTCCGTTGTGTTAGTTTTTGATTCTTTCGTCGGGGTTAAGTTCTCATCTAACGCGGTTATTAAAATACAGGCGTCACATACAAACGTATGGACATCTCCTCCGGTTGATCAGGCTTTAACGATCGACGAGACCAACGGCCTGGCGTCTCATTATTTCACAATCGATCAGGAGTATCGTTACTGGAGACTTTCAATAACAGATCCGGTTTCAGCTTATTCTTATCTAGAAGTACCTAAAATTATTTTAAGTAAGGCCACTTTACTAGCTCAGGGACCTAACAAGGGTTTTTCAGAAAAGACAGTAGATCAGTCTAAGAACGTAAGAACAGACTACGGGCATTCGTATACTGATATTTTTCCTAGCATTCGCTCTTTGGGTTTTGATTTTACGGCATTCACTGACGAAGACGCAAACACGCTTCACGAAATCTATGAACGAGTCGGCAATGCAAGATGCATAGCGATAGATTTAGACTCAACCGAAGAGCTGTTTAATAAGGATAGATATTTCATTTATGGGAAAATTACAGGAGACTCTTCACTAAAACACAACGTGTTTAGTTATTTTGATTCGGGTCTTAGCGTTCTGGAAACTTTATGAATTTAATAGTCCATGAATTAACATCAGAAGTTTTAGAGCAGTCATTAACCACCGGCAATGACCCGGTTCAGCTAGAGGCCGTTAGACCGCATCTTTATAAACACAACAATCCGGCCGGAAATCTTTACGTTGAGCTTAGAAACTCATCGGGGGCATTACTTAAAACATCCTCCGCCGTTAGCGTTCAAAGCATTACAGATATATCTAACGCCTATTTCCATGGATACGTAAGATTTAATTTAAAGGCGGGGTTGCTTCCAAACACCACATATCTACTTAGGTTGGTTTCATCAGGATATGCATTTAGTGAGTCGGCTTATGTCGGTTGGTGTAACGACTACGATTTAAGAAAATACGACGTTGATTATATCCCTAGTGGTAATACCATTGCACCACTAGATATAGAGGCGTGGGAAATGAAACAAGTCAGGAAGGGTGAGCTATGAGGTTATTAGATTTTTCAGATGGGTTCTCTTCTGCGCTTAGTCCGACAACTGGGTCGGCTCATGTTGTGACAGGCACCACAGTAAGCCCTACTTTAATTACGGCGGCGGTTGGTGTGACTCCGTCTGGTCGGGCGTTTGAGATTATTATACTAGAGGGATCTCCCGGGGCTGTGGATGTTGTGGCTAATCCTCAAGTGGCGGCAGGAACATCATTGGGACAGATTTTATACTTAGTGGGAAACGACGACACAAACACCGTTAAATTAGAAGACACGAATGGTCTTAGACTAAACGGTGAGTATACGATGGTTGAGGGCTCGGTTCTTCAGCTGTTATGGAATGGAACACTTTGGAACGAGGTAACTAGAAATGACGTTTAAACTTATAATCAGCGCGCTGCTTGCTGTCTCGCTCTCCGTGACCTCTCACGCGGTTGTTGATAGAACCGTTCAGGCTAAGAAGATAAAAAATGGTGCCGGTCTTCACACCGTTCCAAGCTCTGGCACGTCTAACCTCGTAGGGGACAATCTTACTCAAACACTTACAAATAAAACGCTAAACGCCTCAACAAATACTATTAGCAACATATCAAACGCTAACATAGCCGCATCAGCCGCTGTTGATAGATCAAAGATTGCAGCCGGGACAATAAACGCTGTGGTTATTAACGACGGGACCGGAAACTTTTCTGGGGTTGTGCCAGGATCAAACGGGAACGTGTTGATTTCAAACGGGACCACATGGTCTAGCTCTACCACACCACAGGGTGTTGGTGCATATAGGTCTGTAACGGCAACCGACACGGCGACAACGTCGGACAACTCTCTGTCCCTAAGCGGTGTATCTTTTACACAAAATATTTACACAGCCGTTGGTAATACCGGGAGAATTTTAGATATTGTTCATAATGGGACAAGCCTATCTGATGTTTATACGCTAGACGGTAGTGCTGCCGAAACTATAGGCGGGTCTAGCACATACCCAATGTATACAAACGGAGAACGGTTAAGAATTGTCAGCAATGGTGCGAATTGGATTGTTTTGAATCACGAAACATTAACCGGGTGGGCTTCTTATACACCAACACTAGGGGCTGGCCTTGGTACTGTAAGTTCAGAAACAGCAAAATGGAGACGGGTCGGCGAGAATATAGAAGTGGCTGCGCATTGGATCAATGGAACGGTGGCCGCCTCTGTTGCTAGTATCTCACTACCTGGCGGTATGACCATTGACGGTTCGAAACAATCACACGCGAACGACACGTCTAACTCTGGGCCGCTAGTTGGTTCCTGGGTACACAACACAAACGCAAACGAGGCCGGGTCTCTTATAACGGCTACCACCACAAGCACTGCGCTTGTTTATTTTGGAGTCAGTCATTCGGGCGTTTCTAAACTTGTGTCACAAAACGGAAACGCAATTATGAGCAGTGGGGATAATGTCAGCGCAAGGTTTGAAGTTCCAATTTTAGGATGGAGTCCATAATGACAAAAGAAAAATTCAATGAAGTAATGCAACAAATTAAACCAACACCGGCATGTAGGTTAAGAACAGATGGGTCTGTTGATTTTTTCTCCGGCGCGCTACCGCACGAACTTGCAGAGTTTGAGCGGCTTGCAGGTGAGCCGGTTGTTTTTAATAAATCGCTAAAAGAAGTGAAAACCTCTCTAGATTCATTTGAGCCTAAAAATGCCAAAAACCTTAAAGAGATTTCCGACTACGTCCAATTAATAAAAGACTACTTACTAGTCATTAAGTAAAAACCAGAAATGAACTATTCTGACTTTCAGCTAACACCACAAAGCGAGAAAATCGGCCTAGTCGTTCTACATAATTCTATTTTAGCCAGGGGATGGACTCTAAATTCTGGAACAATTTATAAACTCCCACTTACTCGTGTTGTGTACTCTGTTGAGGACTCTGGAGTTTCCCTAATTTCAGTCTCATCCCTTGGCGGAGTCGTTGCTAATACATATTACTGGGATAGGCAAGCTGGCATTCTGTACGTACGCACGTCAGATTCTGTAAATCCAAACACAAAGTTTGTTGTTATTGAGTGCCAGTTTTTTTTTAGTAACGTCTCTATTCATCTTCCGCACGACCTAGCGTCCGGATTTGATGTTAATTGGAGGGGATTATTAAACGGCACATCCGACTTCGGATTTGAACTAGATAACCAAAATCAATTTGGGCTGGCCCTTGAGGGGTCTGGGTCGGTTAATTTTGTAAACGATAAGGACTTTTGGTCTCCGGTTTACGACAAGCTAACTTTTGAAAATAAAAAGTGCCTTGTTTATTCCTACTCTCGCAATCTTCCGATTACAGAAGCCAAACTCTTATACCGTGGGGTTGTTGAAAAAAAGTCGTGGAGTGATAATTCCGTTAAGCTCACTCTTAAGGACGCACTAAATGAAATCAGGGCAAACGTGCCTTGTGATAATTTAGAAGACCTATTAGGCGCGCGCGTAAGTGAGTTAGACCTACTCACAAAACAAAGAAAAATCTACGGCAGAGTTTGGGGACACGTACCAAGCAATATTGATTCTCTTGTAAATAAAACGTATCCACTAACTGGGACCGCCACCGCTACAAGCGCGTCAGCGACTGTGTCCGGAGTTGGCACGAGTTTCTTATCGGAACTCAATCCGGGCGATAGAATCGTATTTTCTTTTGATGCTACAGAATACACCATTGAATCCATTGCTAACAATACAACTCTAGAGCTATCAGAGGAGTATGAAGGTGGGTCTGACTCTGGTTCTATTGAAGTCATTCCTGAGATTTCAAAAAGGTATATGAACCGTATTCACTTGGTGGCTGGCCACTCGTTAAAACAGCCGTCAACTACGGTTAGCGCCTCTAATTCTTTAAGGTTTGTGGATGTTGTTAATTCTTCCGACTTTAGAGCAGACGACAGGATTACGGTTGGGTCTGAATCTACTCGGATACTAAGGGTATCTGGAAATAGAATTTTCTTTTCACCGTTTTTAGTAACGCCCCCTTTAGTTGGGGCAGTTATTACCAGAATAGCGGTGAGCGATGTTTATTTAGACGACAAAACACTCGTATATAATCGGGACTACACCGTCAATGCGACTGACGCTAAAATAAATATTAACCCTTTGGCTGAATTTAATATCGCTCAAGTCAGAAGCATAACAGGCTTGGTTACTTTTACAAACGCATCTAGAACGGTGACAGGGTTAGGTACTATTTTTGATATGGAGCTTCGACCGTCAGATTGGGTCAGGGCTGTTGGACATGCTGACTATTTTGAGGTTTTGTCAATTGACTCTCCTTTTCAGATTACTTTAAAGTCCGTTTCTACATATACGGATACAGCGTCTGCAAGGTATAAATCCCCAAACTATTACACGGAGGGTAAATCAGTTTTATCGTGTGACTGTCTTGGTAAAACTATAAACGGCCTTACCTCTGGGTCATTAATTCTAACAGCATCAGATATTGTAAAAGACGTTCTTTTGTCGGTTGGAATATCTGCATCTGATATTGATTCGGCATCGTTTTTACTCTCTCAGGAGCTTGCCTCTCAAGACGTGGCGCTTGTAATTCCACACAAGGTTAAAGATAAAAAAACACCGACAGCCAGGGATGTAATAAATAAAGTCAATCAGTCAGTGTTTGGCTCTCTTATTCAGACTAATGACTTTAAATTCAAATATAACGTTCTATCTCCAAAGCGTGGGTGCGGAATAGAAAAATATGACGAAAGGGATATTTTAAGTTTTAAAATTAATTCCGACTCATCCAGGATAATTAAAACGGCTAAAGTAAATTATCTTCAAAAAGAATACAATTCAAAATCTTTTGCGTCTTCGTTTCTACAGGCTTCTGCGGTCACAAAATCTGGTACTTACCTTGTCAAAACAAACAGAGAATATGAGCTAGATTCTATTTTGACTGACCCAGCAGCCGCGCAGATATTGGCCAATCGTTTGGCGTTTATTCTTTCGGTCGCCTCATCAGAGGTTAATATCCAAACCAAAATGAAGGGTTCAAGGCTTGAAATTAACGATAAGGTTCAACTTTCCCACGAAAAACTTTACGAGAGGCTAGGAAGCACAGATAAGAAAAAGATTGCTGCCGTTCAGTCGGTAAAAAAATCCATTTCAGATTCTAATTTTGATTTAGAAGATTTGGCTAACACTTTTACCAGGTGCGGTGTTATTACCGAAAATTCAAACCCTGACTATAATAGTTCTACAGAAGACGAAAGGGCAACGGCTGGATACATTACTGATCAGTTTGGAATGCAAGACAATGATCCTGATACTTTTGGGGTTAGTTTAATTTTTTAGGGGGAGTTTATGGTTTTTGATGCACTAACAACTAACGAGATTGCAAGCGGTGAGCCCACAAAGAGTGAAATCTTCACAAAGGCGCTTGGTAATTTTAATGACCACGAATCTAGAATATCAGACCTCGAGGCGTTTGCCGCTTCAGCAGTGCCCTTGGTTTTTAATATAGTGGGTCAGGGTGTGATAGGTGACGGCAAAGACTACATTAGGGTCCCATACGGAATTACAGTAAGCGGGGTTAAATTATTTATTAAAAAAGCCGGAGTGTCTGGAACTATAACTGTGGACGTTCAGCGTAAAGTCGGGGCAGGGGCGTTTGCAAGCATTCTTAATTCTGTGGTGGCAAGTCCATACACAGATGGTGATTTGTTTGTTGAGCCTGATTCTGGTATCGCTATTGCCTCTATTGCTGCGGGTGCATTTTTAAGGATTGATATTGATTCCGTTCAAGAGGGCGCAACTGGATTCGATGTCATTATTGAATATGAGGTGACTGTTTAATGTTTATTACTAACACAAGAGCCATTGGCGAAATCTTTTTCGCCGACTTAACGGAGGCTCAGTTACAGGCTCAGCTTGGAACTGGATATATTTTATCAGACGGCAGAAATGTGGCCGGATCAGCCTATGCGGTGCTAACCGGAAACTCAACCGTGGTTGATAGACGCGGGCATTACATTAGAGGAAAAAATAACGGCAGAAACGACGGAAAGGAAGACGCGGCGGGTGAAATGGCTTTAGGCGCGTATCAAGTAGACACCACAAGAAACCACAACCATAGATGGTACGATAACGACAGTTATACAACACCGTCATCTTATGACGAGGGCGGGGGCACTGTAGACGGAATAAACTCCCCAGCTCAGGCCGGTGATTATGGTTTCGCATTAACCGCACAAAGCAACAACAGCTATCCATCTGGTAAATACACGCAACGGATGCAGGGCTATATTTCTGCCGACAACATTGACTCAGGATACGCTCTAGAGAGCAGACCGAGGACAGACGTGTCTAATTGCTTTATTCGTATAAATTAACAAGACACAATTAATAAGCTATAATTATGTAGTGATAAGCTACATAGTAGAACTAGTAACACTGCATTGCACAGACACAGATAACGGTAAAAACGTATCTATAGAATCTATCCGAAAAAATCATATCTTAAGGGGTTTTAAAGACGTTGGTTATCACGCGATTATTCAGGCCGACGGGACATTAGAACAGACAAGACCACTGAACGTTCCAGGCGCTCACGTGGAAGGACACAACGCACGAAATGTTGGCATTGCGCTAGCGGGTTGTAATAAATTCACAGATAGACAGTTTAAAACGCTTAGGGATTATTTAAGAACCATAGAGTTATGCTCAGGATGGAAGACGTGGAATCTTTTTGCACACCATGAGTTTAACAAAGCAAAAACATGCCCCAACATGAGGGCGTCAGACCTGGTGCATTGGTATTTAACCAAGTCCGAAGGGCCGATAGAAAAATATTTATTGTAATTAAACAACCCATGTATAATTTAAATAATGGGATTTAAAAACTTTAACCGGGGGTTCTATGGATTTTGACTTTATTCTCGCGTGGCTGGCTTCTTCTTTGCCAATTGCAAAGCCTGTTCTAATCGTTCTAGGATCTCTTTGCGTTGCCGGCACAATTTACGTAGCGGCCACTCCTAATAAAGAAGACGACGCGTTTCTTCAAAAACTAGAATCTATTCCGGTTCTTGGTTGGCTTCTGGTCGCGCTCCGCAAATTTTCAGTGATTCAGCCCAAGCCGCCACAAGCATAATGACATCGATGTTGACGTTTGGCTTTATCCTGTTCGGCGCGTTTGGCGTCGTGGGGTTGTGTGTTAAGGCCAAATCTAAATGCAAAAGCCGCGAGTCCTTAAAAGAACTTAGCGGTGCAATTACCAGAATAAGAAAATCTCGGGTTAAACTATAAGCATGGACACCGCGCCAATACTTAGAGAGCTAGATCAAATTAGAGTTGTCCTAGAAAAACACTCAGAAAAATTGGACTTAATAACCGATAGTGTCACGACCCTTAAAGTAAAATCTGGAATGATATCCTCAATCATTGGTTTCATCATGGGTATTGTTGGGTCTATATTAGGAAAATGACTCCCGAAGGAATTGTTAAAAAACAAGTTTGTGAATACCTAGATTTAATACGACCCCATATTATACATTTTTGGATACAAGAATCAGTTGGCATTTGGGATGAAAAAAAAAGAACGTTTCGAAAAAAAAACTCTAAGTATCAAATAAATGGAATAGCAGACATATGTATGGTTTATCGAGGGTTACCAGTTTATTTCGAGTGTAAAGCACCCGGTAGTTCGAGAATGTCGGACGCCCAAAAAATGTTTTGCAAAAGAATAACAGAAGTCGGCGCTTATTATTTTGTTGTCAGATGCCTAGAAGATGCGATCAAAGCAATATTCGAAATTAACAAAGACCCCAGATGTTTCTCTGCCGAGTCAGCGAATCCCTAGCGCGCAGTTACAGTCAAACTCTTTTTGTGCGTTTGCTTCGTCAAGTTCCTGACAGCCAGCGCACCGATCATCGTCGCAATCAAAAGCGCAGCGCGCTTCTAGATCTAACAACAGGCAATCACGACAATCACAACGATCAGTCAAATCTTGAATTGTTTCCATCACCCGATTCCGTAACCGTTACGGTTACCGTCACCGGAACCGTCACCGTAACCGAATCCTGATCCGTAACCGGAACCGTAACTGGAACCGAATCCGGAACCGAATCCGGAACCGTAACCGTCACCGAATCCTGATCCGTTACCGTTACCGTTACCGTAACCGTAACCGTAACCGAATCCTGATCCGTTACCGTTACCGTCACCGGAACCGGAACCGTTACCGAATCCTAATCCGACTCCTGATCCGGAACCTAAACTTTCCATAGTTTTTCACGCAACGTGTCCCCTAAAAACTCAGCACCATTAATTAAATCTTGAATTGTTTCCATCACCCGATTCCGTCACCGGAACCGGAACCGGAACCGGAACCGGAACCGAATCCGGAACCGGAACCGTAACCGGAACCGTCACCGGAACCGGAACCGTCACCGAATCCGAATCCGGAACCGTCACCGTTACCGAATCCTGATCCGGAACCGTCACCGAATCCTGATCCGTTACCGCAGACTACGCTTTCCATAGTTTTTCACGCAACGTGTCCCCTAAAAACTCAGCACCATTAATTAAATCTTGAATTGTTTCCATCACCCGATTCCGTCACCGTCACCGGAACCGTAACCGTCACCGGAACCGGAACCGGAACCGTCACCGAATCCGAATCCGGAACCGGAACCGTAACCGAATCCGTAACCGGAACCGTTACCGGAACCGGAACCGGAACCGAATCCGGAACCGGAACCGTCACCGAATCCTGATCCGTTACCGCAGACTACGCTTTCCATAGTTTTTCACGCAACGTGTCCCCTCTCAGCTCAGGAACGCTAATACCAACGTCACGAAGCCTGACAGCGTCTTCTTCTAAAATTAAAATGTCATATTTTGCTAAAATTCCCAGTACGCACCCGATTAAAAAACCGTTTTGTGTGTTTAGTTCTACAAGTTCTCTAATTGGAAGAGTTACGCGATTAGGGTTCATAAGATTTCATACCAAGCGCCTTGCGTGGAATGTAGGTGTGGTCGCCAATTGCGACCGTCGTCTCTTGCCAAATGCGCACGCCCGGAATGTTTGTAACTCCAGCGCGCGCCATTGCAAGAACTGCCTGTGAGTTTAGTTGCTTAATTAAGTATTCTTTAGGGACAGATTCAATATCTGTAAGCTCGCATTTCCATGTTTTTCTAGAGTTTTTAACTCCCATTTGATTGATTTCCCAGTTTTTGGCCTCAAAATGTCCTTTTGTAACGAGGAGCGCCTCGGCGGCTTTTTGATCAAACTCGGCAATCTTTTCTTCGGATGGAACCGCCTCCGGACCTGCTCCAAAAATGTCAGAAACTTCTTTATCCTCTTTTATGTTTTCGAGTAGAGCGAGCCGCGCGGCTTCTTGTTTTGCAAGAAGTTCGGACTCGGCTATCTTTCGGGATTCCTCTAGTTTCTTTTTTTCTGATTCTCGGATTTTTTCTTGTTCTATTTCGAACGCGACAAGGCGCGCTTTGATAAAAGACTCTGCGTCAAGTAACGGCTGTTTGATGTCCTTAGCAAAAGCATTAATCGTTTTTACCTGGATGTTAAGTGGCTCAACCAATAACTTTTGAACTGTATCAACCCGCTTTATGAAACCCCTAACCTTTTTAGCCGCCTCAATGGCAGACTGCGCGGACTTAAAGTCGCTAACGGTAATGGTTTTAACTGGAGACAAAAAAATCGAGATATCAGATTTTAATGAATCAAACTCGACAATGCTACCACTCATGACGTTTCCCCTTTCGGCCAATTTCAAAATGAATATTGTTTAGCAAATCCACCATTTGGTCGTTTGTTAGACTGTCCGTTGTGGTTTTATATTGTTCAAATACCATTTCTTTCAAACCATCAGCGTTCATGCCCAGTTTATTTGTGGCTGCTCGAATTTGTTTGCCTAGTTCTATTCTGGGGTCAGCCGTCGGCTCGATTTGAGGCGCTATGTGTGTCGGATTGTTTGGTGTTAAATTATTTTCATGTGCGTTGTTGGCCTGGCCCATTTCGTCGGAAGAATACAATCCGGAAAGTTCTTGTGGGAATGCCTTCCTAAGGGCCAGTGCCTCTGCGCATTTGGCTAGTTGGTTATCGCCCATTTTCGACCACATTGAATTAAGGCTTCCGTCTGATTTTGTTTGAGCGTAGGCGTCAAACCTCGCAACGGCAAACGTTGGCTCTTTTGCGCCAGTTTTCCATACGCCGACTTTAGAGGCTGCCGGTGCGGTTTTTTCAAGCCACACATCACGCCATACACCGTCAGCCCCACACCAAAACGGGCCCACTTGACCCTGATATTTTCCAGTACGCTCGGCGATCAACCGAAACCCATCAATAGAAGTCTGTATACTCATCACCCACTCTTTTGAATTTGTTTTTGCGTTCCACACGCTTCTCTGGAGCGCGTAAATTTGTCTAGCAAACGGGTCAAGGCCGGTTCGCTGACAGACGTGACGAAATAAGGTTAGTTCGTCGTCGGTTGCATCCCTGCATATAGTCCGTTTGACAAGTTCAATTTGCTCACTTGTCCAGGCCTGGCCCTGATGTGCAATCAGGTTTGTTTCAACTGCCGTCAATGATTTTGATTTGTCCAATTTCTCTCCTAAATTACCCAGAGGTCAGAATACTGGGAGGTACCTCAATGACCCCTGGGCCTTGTGTTGCGATAAGTCTGTTTAACAAACCGTTGAGGATTATCAAGAGATATGTTATTAATGTTTTATGTCGAATATAAAAAACAACCTGGACAGATTAGTTGGTGTCAGGTTTAGACAGAGTGAATTTAACAAGCTTTTTTTGGCTGCAAAACTGCGTAAAATTACGTTAACGGCGTTCATTAAACTTTGTATAAAAAAAGCCCGCCCGGATATTTTGAAGTGACATGTGATCAATACAGAGAGCTTGCTATACGTATTCTTGCTGGTGATATTCCTGAGTTTGACGCTAATGGTTTTGACTGGTTAAAACTAGCGTATGAAATTTCCAGACAGACAGCTCTAAAGGGGCTTGAGCTGTGAGAATTGTTGAATCAATGCAAATTACCAATAAAATTATGAACGAACCAAGAGCCGTCGAGTTTTTAGACTGGTTAAGAAAAGCATATTTAGACGAGTACGAACTTGAGTTACATAAAATACAAAGACACATGTGCGGCGAAAAAGAAAACGAAGCTCTTGCGTTGTGGCTAAAAAATAAATACAAAATATTTACCGACATCCCTTTAAAAAAGGCCGCATGAAGATTTGCCAGGCGTGCGGATCAATCGATGTCGTTGATGTTGCACACATAAAATCTAGAGGTGCGGGCGGTGACGAATCCGAATCAAATACGATCTTGCTGTGTCGCCGTGATCACGGTTACCAGCATCAATCCGGATTTTACAAGCTTAGTTTGTTAAGGCCGAAGATCTTAGAAGTTTTAAAATTAAAGGGCTGGCACTTTGTTTGTGAGTTTGGAATTATGAAATTGAGAAGATCTTAAAAATTTGTTAAACGTCTTTTATGTTTAGGCCGATGCTTTCTGAAAAATGGAATCGCAAATGTTACGCCTGTGAGTTTTATCCGTGGGAGCTTCCGCACGAAGACGAGTACTGGCCCTACCGCTCGGAGCACGCCTGGGTTTCTAGGATATTTTTTGGCACTAAACTTATTTACGAAAATGGAGGCGAAGAAATTGCAGGGCCATTACCAGAGCAATCTTCTTTAACAGAGGATCATACGTTGGTGATTTTCGGTAAGCGATATTCGGCGCATTACCAATGGCAAAAAAATAAGTGGGTGTTGTTTTCCAAGGCCGGACGCGTCACCTTTCCAGGGCAGTTGTTTTGATCAATTTTACAGATTCGGATAAGAAAAATATTATGAGCGAAAAAACACACGACGAGCGCATTTCCGACAACATCGCAGAGCTTTTGGGTGAAATCATCAGACTAAAAAACACGGTCGAAGATTTAATCCAAAAACGGAAAATCTGCTCGCACACAACAAAACAAAACGGCGACGACACAAGCGAGTTTAGTCCCGACACTGGCAGCGACGGGGAAATATGGCGATAAATAAATTAAAAGAGATTTCTAAATTAGACAAAAAACCGTATGGATGGGCCACGATGAGCTTTAACCGCAAGATTACGACCATTGAAACAAAAAAATACAACTGCACATGCGGTAATCATCTTTTTAGTTACAACTCACAGGGAACTCTTTGGTGTTCGGCTTGCAAAACGTGGATGGAAGAAAAAAAATTAAATAAATCAGACTCGGCAAAATAATGACAAAAATAAAATTTCCAATCGACTGCCACAAGCTTGTTAAAGAGGTTGAATTGAACCTAATTAAGCAGGCCCTAGAGCGATCCGGTGGAGTTAAGGCGGCGGCTGCTAGATTGCTCGGTGTTAGCAGGTCGACATTTACGGTCATGCTTAAACGTCACGGTCTGTTTTGGTTAAAGCCAAAAAAAGAAACGGAACTAAGAGAATTAAAAAAAACAGAATATGAAAAATGTAAATGGGAACCAACCGAATGACAAAACTCGAATACATTTTTTTAATTATGGTTGCCTGCACCTCTCTTAAACTGGCGCATATGATGGGGTATTATTCCGCAAAAGCTAATGCTGAAATTGAATACCTAGCAAAGCGGTACATAGCAGATGTGCAAATAGCTGAGTGGCAAAATAAGCGTAAGATAAAACATTTTAAGGGCCCCGTTTTCTAACAAACAAATCAAAGGAGAAAAAAAATGAGCAAATACGTAATTGTGAGAACCAATAGCGCCGGTGTTTTTGCCGGTAATTTGTCTAAAAAAGATGGTAAAGAGGTCACGCTTAAAAATGCGCGCCGGTTATGGTTTTGGAAAGGTGCCGCCTCTTTAAGCCAGCTCGCAATCGACGGTGTATCGCATCCCCTTGAATGTAAATTTCCAGCTCCCGTATCTAGTGTGGTTCTGACTGAGGCTATTGAAATATTAGACGTTACCAAAAAAGCCAAAGAAAGCATCTCGGGGGTTCCTGAATGGAAAGTTTAGGTTCCGGTTCCGGATTCGGTTCCGGTTCCGGATTCGGATTCGGTGACGGTTCCGGTTACGGTTACGGTTACGTTTCCGGTAACGGTTCCGGTTCCGGATTCGGATTCGGTGACGGTTCCGGTGACGGTGACGGTTACGGTTCCGGTAACGGTTCCGGTTCCGGATTCGGATTCGGTGACGGTTACGGTTCCGGTGACGGTAACCGTAACGGTTACGGAATCGGGTGATGGAAACAATTCAAGATTTAATTAATGGTGCTGAGTTTTTAGGGGACACGTTGCGTGAAAAACTATGGAAAGCGTAGTCTGCGGTAACGGATCAGGATTCGGTGACGGTGACGGTTCCGATGACGGTTCCGGTGACGGTTCCGATGACGGTTCCGATGACGGTTCCGGTAACGGTTCCGGTTACGGTTCCGGTGACGGTTCCGGTTACGGTTCCGGTTCCGATGACGGTTCCGGTGACGGTTCCGGTTCCGGTTACGGTAACGGTTGCGGTTACGGATCAGGAATCGGTGACGGTTACGGTTCCGGTTCCGGTTCCGGTTCCGGTGACGGTTACGGTTACGGTAACGGTTCCGGTTACG